GACAAAAGCGAATGGAGATGGAGTAAAAATCATGACTGAATTTTTCATGCCGATGGTGCCGCCAACCAGTACGCACCAACAACAGGGGCATACCGTGGATAAGTATGGCGTACATCACTTCTACAAAAGAAATAACGGAGAAGCAGAAGCCAAACTGACTGCATACCTAATGAAGCATATTCCAGAGCAGCCGTACAGCGGTCCGATTCAGCTGGTGGTCAAGTGGTGTTATCCCATCAAGGGAAAGCATACGGATGGAGAACCATATATCAATAAGCCAGATGTGGACAACCTGTGCAAGTCACTGTATGATATCATGACACGGCTGCACTTCTGGGATGACGACAAGCAGATATACAGTGCAGTGACTGAGAAATTCTGGGCAGATGTGCCGGGCGTGTATGTGAAGATTGCAAGCACAGCATTATAAAATTTTGGAGGGACGTGACATGACGAAAGAAGAATTATTACAATGCAAAGCAAAGTGCCGTGAGCTGCAGCAAATTGATGAACGTATCAAGCAGCTGCAAGAGGACGCACGCAGCACCAAGGCAGTTTGCTACAACAGCGAGCCAAAAGGCAAGGGCGAACCAATTGCAGCTGTGCAGTTGTATGTGGAACGTTTGGAAGAGCTATCGGAATTGTACGATGAGAAAAAAGCAAAACTGATGCAGGACATTATCGCTGTGGAACGTGCGATCACTTCCCTCCCACCTGACTTGCAGATGCTGATGCGGTATCGGTACATAATGGGGCTAAAGTGGGAGCAGATCAACGAACGAATGTATATATCTGCCACACAGTCAAAGCGCATGCATCATGCTGCACTCAAAAAACTTGGAGCGGAATAAGTTGGACTTTTTTGGACCTTTGGTTTGTGCTATAATAAGAATATCAAAAAATGTAATCCGGTGGGGCAACCTACCGGATTTTTTTATGAAAACAAAATGTTCAGGAGGGAGGAACTTGAACGATGATAACCTGATTCCGCTTGATCGGCGAACAAAGGAAGAACGAAGAGAAATTGCAAGGAAGGGCGGCATCGCTTCTGGGGAGTCCAGACGGGCATATAAGAGCTTGAAACAGGCGGCAAAGGTTTTCTTTCGAGAAAACGAAAACGCAGCTATGGCGGTCGTACAAGCAATGTATGAAGAAGCATTAGGTGGCAATGTCAAGGCTGTGGAAAAATTGCAGGATCTCATTGGTGAAACCGTTCAGCGTGAAGAATTACAGCTGAAAAAGAAAATGTTACAGGCGCAGAACAAGACCGACAATGGGAAAGCAGAAGCTCTGATTGCCGGATTGCAGGAGGGCTTATCAGATGATTTATACACCGAAACAACGGCAGCTGATGCGGATGTGGCAGCAGAAGAAGCTGTGCCGTCTGAACTTACTTGAAGGTTCTGTTTCATCTGGAAAGACTTGGATTTCTCTTGTGCTGTGGGGTTTCTGGGTTGCAACGATGCCAAAAGATAAGCTTTATCTTATGTGCGGTAAATCATTGACAACGCTGAAACGAAATTGTCTGGTGCTGCTGGAAGAACTATTCGGTACATCAAATTTCACGTTTTCCACGTCCGCAAAAGAAGCATATCTGTTCGGGCGGCGAATTTTGCTGGAAGGTGCAAATGATGCCCGATCAGAGTCCAAAATACGAGGTCTGACCTTACAAGGCGCATACTGCGATGAATTAACGTTGTTTCCGAGAGACTTTTTCGTTATGCTGTTGTCTCGTTTGCGTGTGCCCGGTGCAAAACTGATTGCAACAACAAACCCTGACAGCCCAGAACATTGGTTGAAAAAAGAATATATTGAACGCATGAACGAGTTAGATTTGCTTGTCATGCGTTTTTTATTAGACGACAATACAACATTAGACCCAGCATACATCGCCGCTGTTAAGCAAGAATATACCGGTGTGTTCTACCAACGTTTTATTTTGGGAGAATGGGCGATTGCAGAGGGGCTTGTCTATCCGATGTTTGATGCTGCTGTTCATACGGTACAGAATTATCAGCCGTCAAACGATACCATTTATTACATCTCCATCGACTACGGCACAGTAAATCCCTGCTCTATGGGGCTGTGGGCATTGGAACAGGATCGGGCGGTGCGCATCAAAGAAGCCTACTACGGTGCAAGGGCAACCGGTCAGCGGCGCACGGATGAGCAGCACTATCAAACGTTGCTGCGACTGGCGGATGGTTACAACATTCAACAGGTTGTTGTAGACCCATCTGCTGCAAGTTTTATCACGCTGATCAGACAAGAAGGGCGGTTTTCTGTTCGCCCTGCAAACAATTCTGTTTTGGATGGCGTTCGTCTGACGGGTTCCCTGCTGTCGCAAAATCGCATTTTGTTTTCAGACACCTGCAAAGACAGCATCCGGGAGTTCCATCTGTACCGATGGGACGAAACCAAAACAACCGACACAGTAATCAAAGAAAACGACCATGCGATGGATGATATCCGGTATTTCTGCTGTACGATTTTGCAGCATACACAATGGGCAGACAAAGGAGGTGGGAAGAATGATTACAAAAAGCGACATTGAAACGGCGATCGGCGAAAAAATTGCGTTGTCCCCTGCAATGCAAGTTGCAATGGAGAATTGGTATCAGATTTTTCTTGGTGAAGGAAAGAAAGAACAGAAAATCGGCTTGCATTTAGCAAACAACATCTGTACAGAATTCTGCCGTTTGCTGTTCGCAGAATCAGAAATCAAAATCGAAGGAGAAAATCTACGAGCACAGTTTTTGCAGGAACAGCTTTCAAACCTTCTACCGCTGCTACAAACAAAAATCGGTGTTGGTCTGGCACTTGGTGGCATGGTGTTAAAACCATATGTCATCCATGATCAAATTGCAGTCGATACCGTTCGTGGCGATTGCCTGTTTCCGATTTCGTTTTCTGCAAATGGTGCAATTCATGCGGCTGTTTTCTCAGAACAGTACAGCGAACACGACCGTGTCTACACTCGATTAGAACACCATCGTTTTGATCAGAAACGGCAGCAACATATTGTTTCAAATTACACATTCCGGAGTGATCAGCCCGGTTCACTTGGTGCCCCATGTGAATTATCCGGCACGCCGTGGGCTGGAATGCAACCTACCACGGTTGTAGCTACCTCACAGCCGCTGTTCGGCTATTTCAAAGTGCCAAAAGAAAATTACATCGACCCCAGTTCACCGCTTGGTATCTCCGTCTATGCGAATGCAATTCCACAGATTCTGCAGGCAGATGATATGTGGAGTGCAATCCTGTGGGAGTACGAGTCGAAAGAAACAGCGGTGTTTGCCACTTCTGATCTGTTCAACCGGTTTCACAAGTTGTCAGAACATGACAAGCGGCTGTATAAGGTTCTCAACCGCAGCGACGACGAAAAGCTACTGCCGTATTCGCCGGAGATTCGGGATTCTTCTATGTTTACCGGGCTGAATAAGATTTTACAGCGGATTGAGTTCGCCTGCCATTTTGCTTATGGCACGCTGTCAGAGCCGACAGAAACCGAAAAGACAGCAACAGAAATCAAGATGTCCAAGCAGCGCAGTTATGTGTTTGTTTCTGCGCTCCAACAGCAGCTAGAAGCCGCTTTGCAGCAACTTTTACTTGCGATGGACAAATTAACCAGCTACCACCAGCTTGCGCCAGAAGGCGAATATACGCTTTCCTGCAACTGGGGTGATAGCGTTCTGGAGGATGCGGAAGCTTCTTTTCAAAGAGAAGTTCTACTCACACAGAACGGATGGCTAAAGCCGGAAATTCTGCTCTCGCACCTGTATCAATGCAGTGAAGAGGAAGCTCTGAACATGATGCCGGCACAAGCATCCAATCAGGATTTCAGTCTGTTTGGCGGTGAAAGCTGATGCTAACACCGGAAGCGTACGAACGCTGCACAGACACAATTCTTGCACAATATGCGGACTTGGAAAACGCTATCATTTCTGCCATGACAAAACGCATTTTGAAAATGGGGTTTGTATCCGAAACAACGAAATGGCAAGCAGAACAATTACAAGAAGCTGGGTTGTTGTATACGGATATTCTACAAATCATCGCTGAACGGACAGATGCCACTGTGGCGCAGGTTAAAGCACTGTTTGAAGATGCTGGCGTGCGAACAGTAGAAATTGACAACGAGGTTTACAGAGAAGCTGGTAATGTTCCAGTAAATATTCGACAGTCAGACAGTATGCGACGAGTGTTGGAAGCCGGTTATCGGAAAACACTTGGTGTTATGAACAACCTTACGATGACAACCGCTACAACAACGCAAACGGCATTTCTGACCGCCTGTAATAACGCCTATATGCAGATAGCCAGCGGTGCATTCAGCTATCAGGAAGCCATCCGAAACGCCTTAAAACAAGCCGCACAAGCTGGATTGACGGTGAAATATCCGTCCGGTCATACAGACCAGCTTGACGTTGCAATCCGCAGAGCTGCATTGACTGGCATCGGTCAGACTTGTGCAGAGATTGGCAAAATGAACGCTGAGGAAAACGGCTGTAATTTCATGGGACTTTCTGCACATAGCGGTGCACGTCCCAGCCATGCAGCGTGGCAGGGACAACTTGTCAGTCTGGATGGTTCTCACGTTGGAGAAATCATAGATGGGCTGAGGGTGCTTTCTTTGGGTCAAATTGGATATGGCACAGGTGCAGGCTTTCGGGGCTGGAATTGTCGTCATGACTGGTATCCTTACTATGTTGGCGCAAGCACACCGAACTACACCCAACAGGCGCTTTCTCAGTTGGATGCAAAAACGATTTCTTACAAAGGAAAACTGTACACGGAATATGAGATCACGCAAATGCAGCGGAAACAAGAGCGTAATATCCGAGCGTTAAAACGACAAACTGTGGTTGCACAAGACATCATGGATTGCGCTACGGATGCGGAATTGAAAGAAGCTGCAAAAGCAGATTATCAAGCGGTAGCATTCAAGCTGAAAACGGCAGAACAAGAGTTAAAAGCGTTTTGTAAAGCCACGAACCAAGACCGTGACCGATTCCGGGAACAGGTTCTGGGGTTTGGTCGGTCGGAAGCACAAAAGGCAGTGCAGGCGGCGAAGAAAAGCGGGTTGACTTCGAGTAAGAAAAGTGATAAAATGAAAGACAGTGGAAATGTATTTCACGCTGTTACAGATAATTCTTACAGAAAACTGCAAAATATGAATGTTTTTAAAGATAGTAGAGATGAAAAAATAACTATCGCTATGAAGCATGTTCTTGACAATATAAAAAAAGAAAATGTTGGGACAGAGTCACTTGCTATTGCTCCCCCAATTAACTCATAAATTTTTCAAGCAGCATATCTAGTGTTTGGTGCGTTAAAGAAAGATGCGATTTTAGAAGGGTTTAACTGAAGCGATTTCAAATGAGAACGGACATTATG